GACCCAGCCACCGGTTCCCATACCACTTCTCTGGATCTTCCTACTACCCCCCCAGGGGCTTGGATTACCTCCCAGACGGCCATATGGGGCGACCCTCTGGATCGAAGCTTAGAGCTTCCTGTCCCTCGTTTTTTCTTGCATCTGCTGCTTCTCTCAACGTTTTCTCGCGATGACAGTCAGTGCATATCGCTTGCAGGTTGGCCCAGTCCTCTGTTCCACCTAGATACTTCGGCTTGATGTGGTCGACCTCGGTGGCCAGGGTCAGTACCCCATCGGTACGCAGGCAGGGCTGGCACAGCCCCTTATCTCGCTTCAGTATGAGTGCCCTGGTCTTCTTCCACCTGTAGCCATACCCTCTCTCGTGTTTGCTTCTACGATCATGTTGCCAGGCTTTCATGGCAGAAGCAGTTCCCTTGGTTGAGGGGGGTAGCGCCAGGCCGAGACTCGCAGTAGTGGGTAGCGTCTCAGGATCACCCGATTAAACCGGGTTATATACCAAGAGGCAGCAAAAGGCAACAGTCCACGGTAATGGGCATATTCCCACCCACATCTACAACAGCGTCAGACCCACGCAGGTCAATGATGGTACCCTGCATCCCCATCAGCAAACCCCTTATTTCCACCCTATCTCCAATGGCCAATACCGGTACACCCGATGTAGTTACCGCGGGTAGCTGCCCACCCTCTATGGCCTTGAGCCTCTGCATATCCTCCTCGTCGAGCAGCAGAACCCCCTTTCGCCCATACTTCATTATGCCTCGGGCGCCAGGTGCAAACCCTGCTGCCAGGTATAGCTCGGTGCGGTATGGGATAAAGACCCATCCAGGGAATATGGGTACCTGGGAAACGACAGGCTGCTTCTTACGGGCGGGCTTGGTAAGTCGCTCCATGGTGGGCACATATCCTCCTAGGATGTCTGCCACCTGCTTAAGCCTCTTACCCTCAACCCTGAGAATGAACCATTGCTGCATCGTGCCTCCACGCTTTGTGCGCTTATACCGAAGAAATACACGCTGCTCGACAAGAATTTTCATTTACTATCTTCATCGAGACCGGTATGGTATCTATATCGACCAACCAAGACCCGAGGAGGGAACACCACATGACCACTGACCAAAAAGCCGCAAAAGCTGCCCGTGCCAAAGCCCGCCGTGCTGCCAAGGCCCAAGCTGCAAATCCCAAAGCAGAAGCTGCCAAGAAAGTCGCTGCCCGTCTCGCTAAGGAGCTCTTCACGAGCGAGAAGCACATCGTCACCTCCAAGACCAACCACGACTCCATCTGGATCAAAGTCGAGCAGGGCAAAGAATTTGCCAAGGTGAAAGTTACTCGCCGGGGCGTATACGCTGACTTCACCCCGACCATGAAAGCACTCGCCACTGAGATGTTCGAGTACATGGACAAAGGGGTTGGCAGCTATGGTGAACTCTTCGTCAAACTCGAAGCAGACCTGAAGGCACGGTTCGCATGATAACCCTCAAACACCTGGCGAGGGATTTCAACCTCGACCCGTACACCCTGCGCATGGCGCTCCGCAATGCCGACCTGGCACCACCATCCAACAGGAGATGGAGATGGGAAACCGACCAAGACCCACACTACCAGAAGTGCCGACAGGTGGCTGCATCGAAAGCCTCTACGCCTCCTACGTCGAACTCTGTCAAAGCCTCTCAGGCGGCCGCTTCTCGAAAGACCCGCACACGTTCGCTCCTCGAAAGTTCATCAGCCCTGGCCTCTGGCGCATCACCGAGCCGGAAGAAATAGCAGAGACCTACGAGCGCGGACTGTTCCGCTATTCCATCCTGCAGCAAAGGATCACGATCATGAAAAGCCAAATCACCGAGCACTTCTCCAGCTCTCCTGCCCGTCCTCCTGTCTACGTCCTCCGCTTCGACTCACCACGCGGCCTTGCCATCCACGGCTTCTGCACAGCAGTCGCATCCAAGATGTTCCTCGACCAGGTCATCCGTGACGACGACTACACCTGGAAGTCCGACTACCACATCTACGTGCCCACACTCGAACTGACCATCAGCTGCTCGAAGCTCGAGGAGATTGCTGAGTGCACGCAGTCCATGACCCTACCCGAGCCTTACCCATCCCTTGCTCGCCAGATCCGCGCTACACCCACACACTACGACCCACCCACGACTGAGCAGCCCACACCCAAGGAGCGCAAGCCCAAGGCAGAGCGTACCCCTCGTCCGTCCACAGATGGGATGACATCCATTGCAGACATCGCCGAGCAGCTGAACATCGACCCACGCACTGCCCGTCAGATCCTCCGCAAGCTCAACACCCCCAAGCCTGACCATGGCTGGTCCTGGGCTGACCCATCGGCCATCATCAAGCAGATACGTGGGGCGCTCTAGCGCCTCACTCACCCACTCACGTACGCGCGTACACGTACACGTCAATTGTAGTAGTATTATTATTTTATTTATATATTAATGGGAAAGAATGGGCTATTACAAGGGGTTAATAGAAATTATAAAGCCCGGCATATACTAAAATTATACATGGCCATGTCTGACATTTATGGCTGGCATTTATAATACTGATATAGATCCGGTATAAGACACGGTATGTTATAAATGGCGACCATAAATGTCAGAAAACGGGGTTTACGTACGCGCGAGCGCACGCGAGGGAAGCGCTTCTGTTGACTCTCTGCTCATTTACTGGTAATAACGGAAAATCACCCACTAGGAGGAAACCATGGGAGACTTTACTTTGACACTTCAGCGCCTACAGGCTGTGGGCATTACCCTCGACTCCGTTGCTCGACAGATGGGCATCGGTAAAGCCTACCTCCGCCAGATCGTGCGGGGTCACCAGCCTGTGCGCCCTACCACTGAGGCCAAGCTGCGCGAAGCAATCCGCAAGCTGGCAGACAAGCAGCGCAAGCGCAAGTCTCACTCGTCGACCCACGAGGAGTACCTGACCGCGCTTGCTGACTACCTGGAGTCACTCGCATGAACCAACGCACCCGCATCGCCATGCAGCGCCAGCTCGCACATGAGGCACTCGCCAAGCTCAAGTCTGCAAGTGAGCTCTTCGGCCTCGACGAACCCGAACGCGCACAAGGACGCTGCGCTGAGGACTTCGCCATCTGGGCCGACAAGGTCGACGAGCTCGAGCGCTGGATCTTCGACGAAAGCCCCATCGCATGAGACCCACACCAGAGTTCAAGCCTTGGGCAGACCCAGCCACCCTCTTGCGCATGGGCATATTTGACGGCACCTACTTCGCCAACGACCCAGCGTCCTGCCCGATACCCCTCGACCAGGTCACCAAACATAACTACTACAAGCCGGGTATCAGCAAGCCCCGACAGTACTGGCTGGACCGCGGCTGGATCACGCCTGAGGACCCGCTCGGGTGGTTCCAGTGGTACTGCCGCTATCACCAGGGTCGACGCATCCCCGACCTCGACCACTGGCAGATCACCCGCTGGAACAACTTCCGGCGCCACTCCCAGCAAATCATCCGCTATGGCCTCGGTGACCCACAACGTCGTCGTGGCCAGCGCCAGGCGCTCCTCCACTGGGCACACGATCCCGAGCCCGACCGCGCACTGCGCATCAAGATGGGCTTCGACCAATTCGGCGTCCGCATATAGCCCAGAAGTTTCCTACTGACAAACCCGCTCGTCTTCGATTAACCTGCCTCCACTTAACATCCCATGGGAACACAACATGAAACGACACTTCGGATACTGGGCCAAGGACCTCATCACTGGGTTCCAGGGCATCATCACCGGGGCTGCTGCCTACATGACGGGCTGCGACCAGGTCTGCCTCACCCCACCTGCCAAGGAAGACAACTCTGTGCAGGACGGGCGCTGGTTCGACACCAATCGCATCCAGATCGTGGGCGATAAGCCCTATGTCACCATCGACGCAACCTTCGAGCAGGGCGGACCTTCCCCTGCCGAGCAACCGAGGACCTACTAATGAAACTTCTTTTCACTTCCGTCGTCATCGTCTCCGCTCTGATGGCGCACTCCTCCTTCGCCACTGAAAAGCCCTGCTCCCGTGGGAACGCTGTGTTCTGCGACCTGCAAGGCCCGCCTGGTCCGACCGGCCCCGCTGGTCCTGCTGGCCCTCAAGGCCCTGCCGGTCAAGATGGTGCCCCTGGCGCTGATGGCGCTCCTGGCCTCGACGGCGCACCCGGTATCGACGGTCTCAACGGCGCTGATGGCCGCGACGGCCGCGATGGTACCGATGGCGCTACTTGGGCCTTCCTCCAGACCCGCACACCTGAAGCCAAGCAGCTGACCGGCGCGATTGCTCTGGCAGGTCAGTCCTCGGTCGACTCGGTTGCCATGGGGCTGCGCTACGGCATCAGCGACCGTGCAGACATCTACGCCGTGGTTGCCCACAGCAGCTCTGGCGACACTGCCTGGGCGCTGGGCATGTCTTTCGTCCTCGGCGGTAACTGAGGGGTAGGGAAGCATGAGCTGGTTCGTCCTCATCATCTGGTTCGACGGCGGTGACCTGGACGAGCTCCAGTTCGCGCTTCCCTTCCCATCACTCGAGGCCTGCTCGGCGGCGATACCGAAGATCGAAGTCATCTACGCCAACCTCGACCTGCAAGCAACCTATCACTGTTCACCTGTGGGAGCCCCATCATGACTATCGTAAGGGAAGGCACTAAAGACAACTCGCTCACCATGTTCAACCCGCTCGACTACCTGGGCGGAGTGAACCGCTACTGCTCGACTGACAACGGCATGCGCATCGACCCGCATGGCGCCTGGCTGCACATCCTCGAGCTGCCGACCACCAACTGGGGCCTCCTGCTTCAGGCCGCTGACGCCTACATCGACGACCTTGAAAGCCACGAAGGCTGCGAGGGCTTCTCTCAGTCGACTGGTAAGCTCGCCGAGCGATACTCCGAGGCCAAGCGCCTGGTCAAGCAGCCCGCCATCACAACCGACAAGCAGCTCAGCCCCGAGGCTATCAACAGGATCCTCGAGGGCGTCATGGGCCAGGTCCTGACATCGGTTACACAGGAGATAGCCACCAAGGAGATCCGCCGGGCTGTGCTGGAGGATGTTCTGGCCGTCGCTGAGTCCGCCTGCGAGGAGTACAGCACAGCAGAGCACGTGATCGGGGCCATACGGCGTCTCACGCAGCCAGCACCGGTTCCATGCACCTGCACGACGGGCCAGTACTGCCCGCAACACGCGGAGGACGCGCAATGACCATTACCCTCGGCTGGTGGCTTCTGCCAGCAATCCTCACCCTGGCAACCATATGCTATGCCTTCTGGAACAGCGACCCATACCATCCGCTGGGCAGCATCGCAGATGCATTCAGGTTGCTGGTCTGCATCATCATCACGCTGGTTGCCTGGCTCGTGTGGGCGCTGCTGAGATGATCCGTTCAATCCTCATCCCAATCCTGCTCCTGGTTGCCACACCTGCGGCTGCTGATCCCTGCGAGGACTTCGCCATCATCGCCGAGTACGCGGCTCAGCTGCGAGACCGTGGTATGACGGCCTCTGAGGTCATGCTCGAGCTGCTCACCCATGTGCCCAGCAACGCGACACCCGCTGACCTGCGCGCTCTTCGGCATCTTGTGGCTGGCGCTTTCCAGAATGCCATGCTCAGCCCCGAAGACATCTACGGCTACGCCTATGGCACCTGCTGGGCAAGGATGAACCCTCCATGACATACGACCTCAGCAAGTTGCGCATCGCCAACGGGCGCATCTACTATAAGATACGTCAGCAGGACGGGACCTTCCAGCACATGGACTGCGAGGACACGACCAGCAACCGGTACTTCGTTCAGTGGGTACAGATCCACGACTAACACAGGAGAGGGATATGATACAGAGATACAACGAGCAGGGCGAGCCTGACCTTGAGGGGCTCTATGTCCTGAACACCGACCACGAGGACATGGTCAAGTCAATCCTCGACCGCGAGGCGGCAACACACGAGCGCCATGACAAGCGCCTCGAAGAGCTCGAAGCAGCAGCAGCTGAGGGGCTCAAGAACAAGCAGATCGCGGACTACCTGGCCGCTGTACCAAAAGCCCACTGGCTGCTTCGCCTGCCCATCATCCGGCACTTCCGCGCTGGGTACCAACTGGCCAAGGTCAACCAGCACTATGACTGGTACCTGATCGCTCTCGGCCAGCTGCCGGTCAACGCACACCTTGACTACGCCGTGGTCGAAGCCATCAAGCGCGGGGAAAAATGATCCTCTGGGTGCTTCCGCTCACTACCTGGATAGGCGGTGCTCTGCTCGCTTACCTGGCGGGGGCACCCGCTTACGAAGGCATGCTGGTTGTGCTGCTCATGTTCATCATCACCAAGATCGACAAGAACCCATGGCCCGCCATCTTCGCCTTCGGCTTCATCACCTACATGCTGATCTTCAAGCTCATCCACTATCTGATCACAGCGCAGCTGGGGGTCGCTTAATAACACCAGAGGCAGGGCGAACCGGTATCCTTCCCATCCGACTGAGGACCTGCCACCCACAAGGAGTCTACCATGCAACCATCTGTCGCCGAACACAACCAGCGCTTCCTCGACCAGCACCAGGTCGACTACCCGTATTCCATCCAGCTCAAGCGGGGATCAGTCAACCCGAAGGTGGTCCAGTTCCATCTGTTCGAGGTTGCATTCATCTGTGCACCCTTGCCCGACTACACCGAGTGGCGCTTCAAGACCGAAGAGGGTCTGCGCGCTTTCTCCGCCCACTACGCGACCGAGGACACTCGCCTGCCATGAGGGTGTTGATCCGTGGTGTGGAGTACCCCGATGTGCACGCAGCAGCCGCTGCCCACAATGTGACAATCGCCACGGTCTACGATGCCATCATCCGCCGCGATCCCGACAGCATCGGTCTCGGCCGGGGTAAGGTCAAGCGCAACCCGAAAGGAGGACTGCCGCCCAAGCCCATCACAGTGGCAGGTCAGAAGTTCCCATCGCTCGCCGCTCTCGCCAGGTACATCGACCGGCCGCCCAGAGAAGTACGCACGAGCCTGAAGCGCGGGGCGCTAGCCCAGGAGCGCATCGTCCTCGCAGTCATGAAACGCATAGCCCAACAAGAGAACGCTGCCAGACGAGCAGCTGACAAACTAGGAGACGACCTATGACGACCACCGAAGGCCAAGTCAAGAAGCTGAGGATCTACCGCCACAATGCCATGATGGGCCACGCTGCCATGATGGTCTCGCAGTGCAATGGCATCATCGCCTCGACCAGTGCCACCGAGGAGGCAAAGGCCACAGCTGCCCACATCCAGCGCCTCGCCCTACTCCTCCGCGAGCAGCTCAACACCCGACAGGATTAGCATTTACATCCACCAAGATTGGGTCTATGGTATCTTTACTGACTGACCAATACCTGAGGAAGGAACACGACATGACCCACCTGGAAATCAAAGCAAAGCTCGTCTCCCTCGGGATCCCGGCAGCCCACATCGAAATCACTGCCGACGGGGTTGCTATCGCCTACGACGTCCTGCACGCCCACGAGACCCGCGACCTGCGGAAGTTCTACAATCGCTGCACGATTGAGCACACCGACAAAACCGCCTACATCATCAACGCCAAATCCTGAGGAAGGAACCTACCATGGCCTACGTCTCATTCACCCTCCGCACCGACATCGGCACCAGCCGCATCATCGGGCACATCAACGGCCGGGTCCTGACCATGGACCAGCTGAAGACCCTCAAGTTCTACCAGACCCACGCCTTCTCGACATTCACCGTCCGCTGCGACGATGCGATGGCCCTGCTCAAGCAGTTCACCGACGAAGGCTTCGAGCTCGAGGACGACTTCGAAACCATCGTCATCACTCGGGAACCCGCATAATGCGCAACCCGTTCCACCCCGACTATGGTCTGCCGGTCGAGCTTCGGCTGGCAGCCATCTCCCTCGCCGAGCACCTGCCCAAGCGCCAGGTCGCCCAACACTTCAACATTGCAGTCTCCACACTCTACCTGTGGATCAACGCGTACCGGAGCACCTGACATGCGTTACATCAGCCGCGACATCCAACGACAGTTCGCCCGCATCTGCCTCGAGGCCCGTCTCAGCGCTCGCGACGTCGACCGTGTGGCAGAGGCTATCCTCGCCAACAACGGTACCCCCGCCACTGCCTTCCAGCAGTACATCGCCAACAACCAACCCCTGGGCAGCCCGCCCCCGATTGACCAAGGAGATAACCATGCTTGACCTCATTGAAACCCTGACTGTGCTGCTCATGATCATTGGTGTCACTTCGGGCACCTACTCGATCTACTACCTGCTCGACTGGAACTACATCAAGTACAAGCGGGGCGTGTTCGTCATGCTGACCAGCGGCGGTCTCCTGATTGCCATCTCTATCCTCGTAAAGATCATTTACATCCTGCCGGTCAGCGGGTAATGTATCTATACCAACTGACCAATACCTGAAGAAGGAAACACGACATGACCAAGTTCATCATCACGACCCGCTCCGACATCGCTCTGGCAGTCTCGATGAAATTCGTCAACGCTGACCACGAGCTCACCACCGCTCGGGCAGACGCTCGCCGCTTCGACACCAAGGAGCAGGCCGAAGCAGTCGCAAAAACCTTCTCCGCTGCCTACCAGCTCACCGTTCGCATCGCCCACTAATCCCATACCTGAGGAAGGACCTGACATGACCGACTCCATCCACGACAAGATCCGCAACCTGCTCGCTATGGCCGAAGGACAGGCCAACGACAACGAGTCCGAGCAGGCGCTCAAGCTCGCTCACAAATTGATGATGAAGCACGGCATCGACCAGGACGCGCTGCGGCCCAAGTCTGAGCGGCCCGAAGTCATCACGGGCAACGACCACGCCTTTGACCATCGCTGGCAGCTCGTCTGTGCACAGGCCGCGGCGCATCTCTACGCGGTCAAGCCGCTCATGCGGACCGACCACACCAAGCAGACCTTCTTCCTCTTCGTCGGCCGGAGCGACAATCTGCAAGCGGCCCAGGACACCACCGCCTACCTGATGCTGCAGATCGACCAGCTGTACCGTGCAGCCCTGCCCAAGGGGCTGACGCAGAAGGAGCGCGCCCGCTGGCGCAAGGAGTTCAAGTACATCGCTGCCAATCGGGTCTGGGAGCGCTGCCACGACCTGGTCGACTCGGCGCCCACCAGCACTGGCACCGACCTGGTGATCTTCAACCACCGCGAGCAGCTCCAGAATGAGATTGCTGAGTACCTGGATGGCAAGGTCAAAGCGGGCAAAGCCTACAATGGCCCCAAGCTCAAGTCCCACGAAGCGGTCATCGCCGGGCGTGTCGCTGGCGACCAGGTCGACCTGCACAAGGTGGTCCGCTAATGGGCAGCGCAATGGAACTCAAGCGGCTTCTCCCCGAGGCCGCCCACACCCGCATCAAGCCGCACTATGCCAAGAAGGATTGGGAGATTGTGGCCATGGCCTCCGACTACCTGGTCCTCCGCATCGAGCGCGAGAACATCAAGTTCAGTCGCAGCAAGGGAACCATCCTCGAGCGCTTCAACTTGGGCCCCAAGAAAAATCTTTCGGAGCGATAGGGTTTCCATTTACATGCCCTGTGGATCACGGTATGGTATCTTCATCGACCAACCAACTACCACACCCTGAGGAAGGACCACATCATGACCAACGCACAACTGACCGCCCGCTACAACGAGCTCTCCGGCAAATCCATCAAGCCGGGCTCCTACCCGCTCGCCCGCCTCGCCGGTATGATCCGCGACATCGAACGGGCCAACGAAGCTGCCGCCGCCGCCGCTCCTGCACCCGCCGCCAAACCGGCTAAGCAGCCCAAGCCTCGCTCGACCGACGACGACGCCATCGGCGCCAAGGACGTCTTCACCCTGGCAGCCCTCGCCAAAGCAATGGGCATCCACCCGAAGATCGCCCGCGCTCGGTACCGCAAGTTCGACAACGACGGCCTCCGCACCAAGTACATCTTCGAGAACACCAAAGCGAAGATTGCCGAAGTCACCAAGATCATCTCGCCCACGACCAAGTGAGCGACCCGACAACGACCGGAGCCCGGGGTAACACCCGGGTTCTTTGGTGTGTGAGCTGGAGGCGTGCAGGGCCGTGTGTAGCTGGTCTGCCTGATGTACCCCTAGTCGAACCGGTTAGACACGGGCCAGTGAGCGTATTTTCCGGCTCTTTCACTCAGTCGAAGGGAGCGACCACCAGCTGGTCTTCGTCTTCCCGAAGCCTTCAGTGTCCTTCACCACCCCGAGTGTGTCAGCTGCCCGATTGACAACGGACTTGGTGAGCGACCGAGCTTCTGCCATTTTGAGCAGCTTGGTGAACTCGACCCGACCCAGGTTCTCGAGTGTCTCGCGCAGCCACTTGACCGCGTTCTCCTTGTCCTGGTTCTTCTCCTTGGTCGGTGCCGCCAGGATGTCATCTGAGTCGAAGTCGACTATCTCGCCCCACACCAGCTTCGAGCGGTTGGTGCGCTTGAGTGTATCGGGCAAGCCCTCGATGGTGTAGGTGAACGACTTGAAGGGAGCAGAGATGTTGTTCTTGGTGCAGGCGACCACACGCACGTCGTCATCATCCGGCGAGCGCCCGACTGTCGCAACGATACGAGCAGCACCCGTGAAGGCGATAGAGCCCTGCCCGCGATACAGCGCTTTGTCCTTGCCGCCCTTGGTCAAGTGCCGGAGGATCACGACCCCGCAGTTGAACCTGATGGCAATCTCCTTGAAGTAGGACATGGCCTGCTGGGTCTCCGACGAGCGGTAGGTATCTGTGCCACCGATGTAGGTGTTCACTGTGTCGAAGACGACAAGCTCGGGCTTGAGCTGCTCGATGCGGTCTATCACAATCGCCCAGCGCTCCTCCTCGTCGATGCTGAACGGGTCCTCGCCCTGGAAGTAGTGCTGGAGGTTCTCCACACCGTTCTCCTCGAGTCGAGCCTTCGTAACTGTGGAGGCTGTGTTCTCGGTGTCGAAGTAGCAGACCCGACCCTTCGGCGCTGCGTACTTGGGCAGAGGAGGAATGTGCTTCCCATCGCACACAAGCCCAGCTATCATCTGGACCAGGTAGGACTTGCCCAAGCCTGGGTCACCCTCGACGATGGTCAGCTCCTTGCGGGCGATGATACCTGGGATCAGCCAGTTGATGTTCTCGGTCTGCACCTCGGAGATTGGCACAGGGAGTGGGTTCCACTTTTTGTCCTCTGCCTGGATGTCTGCTTTGAAACCCTCGAAGTGCTGGTCAAGCGCTTTGTCGAGTTCCTTCCAAAGCTGGTCAGCGCCATTGCGTCGTTCCTTGAACTTGTTCCACGGGCAGACCCACAGGACCTTGAACGCCTCGTCCCTGGTCATGCCCGCTTCCAGGCAGGCGTTGTGCAACTTCCACAGGACTTCTGATCGGCTGCCAGCCACGACGTTCTTATTGAACAGTTCCCGACGAGCGAAGCGGCTCAGCCTCTGCTCGTAAAGCTTGTAGATCTTGGCTGCTTCCTCCTCGAGGTTCTCGCCCTTGACCGAGCGCATCTCGGGGATCATCTTCTCTAAGCTGGCGAGCTCGTACTCTGGCCCGTCGATCCACAAGATCTTGACCCGAGGCTTGGATGCATACTTGTAGTTGCGGGTGTTCGGGATCCTCAGCACCTGTGTGCGGTCCCACCCGCTGGTGTCGGCGCTGATCATGTAGGCAAGGCGTCGGTTGAGCTCTTCGTTGGCAGGCAGGTCAGTGTACCAGTACCCGACGAAGCGACCAGGAGAAGACTCAATAGCGATGGTCGGCTTGAGCGCCAGGGTACGCGGGTCGCACTCGTCCAGGTCGGCGTATAGCAAGCAGGGGTCGACTGAGCAGTCCTTTAGTCGCTTGGTAGTCGTGAACCCGTGTGGACACATGTACAGGTCTTTGTCACGGTTCTCATTGATCAGATCCTTCGCGTCCTGCCAACGGCCCCGTTTTATGAAGTGATCCCGCCACTTCCCTGTCATGCTCTTGGTCGAGATGCAGAAGTAGTTTCCCTCTTGTCTCTCCCATAGGTCGAGCATTAGCATATTCATCAATCTCCTTCTTGGGAAACAGCCTGGCGTGTTTTGTTCCGATACATGGCACCTTGCCACTCTTGACTCTCGCCAGCAGAGTGGTGTACTTGAGACCAAGCACTTCGGCAGCTTCCTTGGCGGTGTAGTATTCTGACACGTAGGTCAACCCTGGTTTACAAGACGCGAGTTGTAATTTATTCAAAGTACTGCACGACAGTCAACACGGGGCAGACACGCATGAGAATTATCCTCGAAGGACCGGATGGATCCGGCAAATCGACCCTAGCCCGCACAATCGCTGAAGCGCTCGGGTTGAGCGTCGAACGGGGCAGGGGACCAGAGAAGTACCCGGGCGAAATACAGGAGCGGGTCGCTTCGTATATCCAAAGGCACAATCACGAGAACACCATCCTCGACCGGCACCCGGCAGTCAGCCATCCGATATACAGCCGGTTCTCTAAGGCCCCGCCCCTGCCTGCTGTGCAGCTGTGGACCTTCTACCAACTGCCGAGCCTGTTCATCTACTGCAAGGGCGGACCGCTCGACAACCATGAAACCAACGAGCACGACACTCCGCAGCACCTGCGCCTGCTCGCTGAGAACCACACCAAGATCTGCGAGGCGTACGACGACTGGGCATACCAGCGCGCGCACGTCTTCTATGACTGGCGCAACCACACGACCGACGACATCGACCACATCATCAAAATAGCGAGAGGAGTTCTCAACCGTGGGTGACATCTATCGGCATCGCAAGGGCGGGCTATACGAGCTGCTCGCTGAGGGCTGCAATGAGGCAGACCTGAAACCCGTCGTCATCTACCGAGGCCAGGGTGGCCAGGTCTGGGTGCGGCCCAAGGAGGAGTTCTTTGATGGCCGCTTCGAGAAGGTGGGCGACGAGTACTACCAGAAACCGTTCGACCCCATCAAGGACATCCAGCTGTTTCACAGCAAGTTCGGGATCGACTACAAGGGCCCGCCTCGGATGCTGCCGGAGGACATCTTCAAGTTCCGCTTGAAGTTCCTCGGCGAGGAGCTGGCAGAGTGGGCGCTGCACCATCAGCAAATGATCCACATACTGACCGAGGACTTCGCGCCCGACCGGGCTGAGCTGACTCACCACCTCGCTGAGCAGCTGGATGCGATGGTCGACCTGGCCTATGTGCTGTTCGGCACTGTGCACCTCCACGGCCTGGATCACGTGTTTGTCGAGGCCTGGCACCGCGTGCATCGTGCGAACATGGCGAAGGTCCTCGCACAGTCTGCCGCCGACTCGAAGCGCGGGTACGCCCAGGACGTGGTCAAGCCAGCAGGATGGGAACCGCCCGACCACAAGGACCTGGTCGAAGTGAACTGGATGTCGGTGCGCAAACATGAGGACTGAGTGGCTCAAGTTTGCCCGCCAACTGACCATGGCTCCCGCTGACTTCAAGAGCGGCAGCAAGAAGATTATCAGGAACAAGCGGCTCAGGATCCGCCGGTTCAACGACCCCATCGACATCTTCGAGATTGGTTACAAGAACACCAAGCTCACGCTGCTGAACAAGCTCTACACCCACGAGGAAAGCCTCAGCTCAGCAGTCGAGCAGTGGCAGGACCGAGTGGCTGGCGGGCGCTACGGCAGTGTCGGGTTCAGTTGCTATAACCACATCCTGAAGCCTCACTCTGGCGAGACGTCGAACAAGCGCTCGAGTACGATGGGCCCGTGCCTGCAAGCCATGACTGTTACGATCATCCCGAACGACGGGGCAGCGATCGACGTGTTCTATCGGACAACTGAGATACTCAAGAAGTTTCCTGCTGACCTGGTCTACATCGACAGGTTCCTCCTGCCGCGGTTTGACTGGAGCCTGATCAAGCCTGTGGAAATGACCTGCCACTTCGCCAACATTACGGTGAGCAGCAACTACACGTCGGTGATCCTGACCATCATGGAGGACGACCCGATTGAGTACCTCGAGGAGCTCGCACAGGCTGACCCGCAGTTCCACCGCTCGACGCTTGCTTGGCTCAACCGCTTCCTGTTCGACAACACCTACAAGTTCAAGCAGGCGCGACGCACAGGCGAGGCCATGAGAAGACTGATGTCCGAAGAAAGAAGACAGCAGCTTATTTCCTACGTGCGCTCGCATAAACTGGATCCCATCACCGAGGAAGAAACGGAGGACGAAGAATGAAGATAGCCCACCAGATACACGCCATGAGCTTTGCGGCCATCAGGACGCAGCTCGTGCAGCGCTTCATCAACGAGGGGCACTGGGTGCACACCGAGAAGTGGCAGGCGATGGACATCAAGACCAGGCCTGAGGCAGAGATGCGCGAGCTGCTCAACGTCGACCTGATCGTTCCGCTTCGTGGCATCCACACGCTCGAGAGCTGGCGCCGTGACATCAGGCCCAACTTCCCGTGGGCGGATGAGCACTTCGAGGAGCGAGTGTGCGGCTACCCGATTAACCCGGGCACTCAGTGGAAGCACTGGCCCTGGTCGAACAAGGCACAGGAAAGCCTGGACGACTCGGGTATGTTCAACCACAACTACATGGAGCGGTACTGGCCGCGTCATGCAGGCAAGGTCGACGGGCCGCACGAGAACGTGAAGCAGTACACCGACGCGCTGGAGGACCTGCCTGACCACAACTACGGGATCCGCTGGATGTACGGCGACTTGCGTGACGTGGTCCAGCTGCTCGCTGAGCAACCGCTGACCCGCCAGGCCTATCTGCCCATCTTCTTTCCTGAGGACACGGGCGCTGGCGATGGCGGACGCAAGCCCTGCACGCTGGGTTACCAGTTCATCGTGCGCAACAACCAGCTGCACATCTACTATCCGATGCGCTCGTGCGACTTCTACCGCCACTGGGCGGACGACGTCTACATGACCATCCGGTTGGGCATCTGGGTTATCGAGGAGGCATCCAAGATCAATGGGTTCTTCCGCAACGTGCGACTGGGCAGCCTCTCGATGCATTGCACCAGTCTGCACATGTTCAAGAACGACTTCATCAGCATGCAGAAGGGAGACGGAAGTGAAAAGGTTGATGCTTGATCTGGAGACCCTGTCACTGGGTGACCGGGCGACCGTGACTGCCATCGGGGCGGTGTTCTTCGACCTGGAGCAGGTTCACTATGGCGAGCTGCTCTTGCCCGAGGTTCAGCCGCAAATCCGGTTGGGTCGCACAGTCCGCTGGGACACCATCGTCTGGTGGCTTGAGCAGGACGAGGAGGCACGTCGGGAGGTTGCTACGAAGGATCAGTACCGTGTGCCCGTGGAGCGTGCGCTTGACCAGCTGAGCCGCCTGTACCGGGATCACGAGACCATCGAGGTCTGGGGCAACGGCAGCAACTTTGATGTCAGCATCATGGATACGCTGTACGCCGACTTCCATCAGTCTCCGCCCTGGACCTACAAGCAGGTCAGGGATCTTCGCACCCTGGTGTCGATGGTACCGGATGCTGACACACTGATGCCCGTCAAGGACGACGGTGCCAGCATCGGCGTGAAGCACTCTGCCATCGACGACGCCTACCGCCAGGCAGTGTGGGCCCAGCGGCTGATGAAGGAGCTGAAGCATGACTGAGAACCTCGGTGCTCGAATTACTCGGCCGCAGATGTTCATGGAGATTGCGGGGGTGGTTGCCAAGCGAGCCACCTGCATGCGCCTGAACGTCGGGGCGGTCATTGTCCAGAAGCGGACCATCGTCAGCATCGGATACAACGGGGTGGCCTCAGGGCTGCCTCACTGCTCGGGCAATCTCTGCCCGGGCGCCGCTGGTTGCCGCGAGACCATCCACGCAGAGATGAACGCTCTGGCACACCTGCCGGCAGACATCGGCGGGGGTCTTGACATGTACGTGACCGACAGCCCGTGTGCACACTGCTATGACCGGCTGCTCCAAGACGGGCGGGTCAAGCGGGTGTTCTTCGGTACGCCCTACCGGATCACTGAGCATCTGGAGGATAGCCTCTTCGGTCAACACATCGAGGTGTATCGGGTACTGCCCGCTGGCTACGTGATGGACTGGAGCACAGGAAGGTTGGTCGATGTCGAAACCTAAGATCGCGGTAGTCACTGAGCAGCCCGCGAAGCAGGCTCACACCAAGCCTGCACTTCGACACATCATCCAGGTCCTGGAAGCCGAGTATGAGCTGGATCACCTGCCAGTTCTGCTCGGCGAGTCCCGGAGCAGCAAAGGCATCACCAAGTCAGAGCTGAAAGAGGCTGCCCCGCTGCTTGAGACGCTCGCAGGCTACGACTTCGTGGTGCTGGTAGGGAACTCACCCTTGCAGCTGGTCACAGGATCTGCTGGCATCACCAAGATGCGCGGCAAGCCCATCAAGCAGGGTGACACGATCTACCTGCCGATGAACAACCCATCGGTGATCCTGCATGACCCGCTTCAGGAGGATGTGCTCAAGGGCGACCTCCGGTTGTTTGGCGAGATAGTCGAGTTCGGTGGTGTGCCCGAGGAGAAGGCATTGTCGATCCGTGTGGTCCTGACACGCAAGGACTTCCGCGAGATGCTGCGCGACCTTCGGGGCAGTGTATCCTTCGACATCGAGACCAACTCACTCAACCCGTTCCAGACTCACGTCACCAAGCGTGTGGCAGGCAACGACGTCCAGGTGCCCGAGCCCGCGAGCATCGTGGCCATCGGCTTCGGTACCCGCAACAACCAGTGGATCATTCCGGTCAACCACTACCAGTCGCCCTGGTCGTTCGACCAAGTCCAGGAGATGGTCGACGAGGTCACCGACTGCATCACTGAGCACGAGGTCAATGTCATCACGCACAATGGCAAGTTCGACATGCTTTGGATGTGGGTGCACTTCGGCGTTCGCTGGCCTATGGCCTTCGACACCATGCTTGCACACTTCCTCTTGGATGAGAACATGCGGCACGGTCTGAAGTACCTGGCGCAAGTCTACCTGGGCGCACCCGACTGGGAAGTGGATCTGAGCACCAAGCAGGGCCACCAGCCGCTCGACAAGCTCGTGCGTTACCATGCACACGATCTGTTCTATACCCGAGAGCTCCGCTACGTCTTCGGCAAGATGCTCAAGGCTGACCCCGAGGTCAAGGCTGTCTTCGACCACATCCTGATGCCCGTGGCCAACCTCTTCGTCGAGATTGAGTACGACGGGGTGTACATCAACATGGATCAGTTCGGGGATGCTGAGCTGGCGCTGCGCGAGCAGTATGATACCGCGCTGGCAGACCTCAAGCAGTGGGAGCCCAAGGACCTGGTCGACAATCGCGGCCGACCCATCGCGTTCAACTGGGGGTCGACCCAGCAGCTGGCAGACCTTCTCTATCGTCGGCTGAAGCTGCCAGTGATCGAGCGCACGGCGACCGGCAACCCATCCTGCAACGAGTCGGTGATCAAGCGGCTCAATCATCCATGCACAGCTGCCCTGCTCAAGTTCCGCGAGGCCAAGCAGCAACTGAGCTTCTTCATCGACGGGTGGAAGCCCTACCTGCACAAGAGACCTGACGGCTATTACCTGCACCCGTCGTTCAAGCTGCACGGCACGGTGACCGGCCGACTGTCATGCGAGAACCCGAACCTTCAGCAGGTGCCACGCGACAAACGGATCCGCACGCTTATCTCCGCGCCCGATGGCTGGACGCTGATCGAATGCGACCTCTCACAGATCGAGCTTCGCGTTGCTGCTGAGCTAGCGGGTGAGCGCAACATGATCCACGCCTTCGTGAACGACATCGACGTGCACTGGCTGACCGCCATCCAGGAGATTGCACGAGGCGGCGGACTCAAGGAGCTCGTGATCGCCACAGCCAAGACCTGGCTCAACACTGGCAAGGCGCCCAGCTACTCGGAGGCAATCGAGGCCCTGCTCAAGATGGGGCCAGATGCTGCTGTCGAGATTGACGGCCGCTGGAAGGAGTACCGCAAGAAGGCCAAGGCCGTGAACTTCGGTTACCTCTACGGGATGTGGTGGAAGAAGTTCAAGGACTACGCCCGCGACAGCTATGGCGTCATCATCACTGACGAGGAAGCAGAAGGTTCCCGCAATGCCTTCTTCGACAACTACCCCGACCTGCCCGAGTGGCACAACAGGCAGAAGCGGTACGTGCGTCGGCACGGTTACGTCAAGTCACTGTCTGGCCGCAAGCGCCGGCTGCCAGAGGCTCGCCAGGACGACAACCCGATGGACCGCAAGGCAGCTGAGCGCCAGGCTATCAACTCGCCTGTGCAGTCGTTCGCCAACGACATCAACCTGATGGCCGCGCTCCAGCTCCGGGCAGAGTTCGGGCGCAAGGTGGTTCGCATCTGTGGGACTGTGCATGACGCTGTGCTCTTCCGGGTCAAGGATGAGTGGGTCGAGCGCGTCTACAACCGGATGATGGAGATTATGCGGAGGCCCGCGCTGATGGATACCCTCGACATCCACATGAAGGTTCCCATCGAAGCCGACGGGGCAATCGGTCCGTGGGGTGCGGGTGTGCCTCTCGACAAATGGCTTGCAGCAAGGAAGGCAAAGAAATGAGCAATCTGTTCAAGGTATCGCAAAGCAAGGTCAAGCTCTGGAGACGCTGCCGGCAGGCGTACCACTACAAGTATGTGGAGAAGCTGCGTAAGAAGCGCAAATCCCGGCCGCTGGTGTTCGGTACGCTCGTCCACATGATGATCGAGGCTGACGCCAACGGACACGACCCGTTCGACGTCCTGCGCAGCCTGGACCCGAAGCAGATGAAACTCTTTGCGGCCGAGAAGGCCCAGTATGGCGAGCTGCTCCAGGACGTGTCCGACATCATGGAAGAATACTTCAACCACTGGGAGGACTCTGACCTGCGTTACATCCGCAAGGCGGGCAAGGCAGCTGAGCACAGCTTCGAGATTGAGATAGTGCCCGGGATCCTCTGGAACGGTAAGATCGACGCGATTGCCAAGAGTGGCAATGGCCTTCGCTGGCTAGTCGAGCACAAGACGTTCAACCGCAAGCCGACGGACGACGACCGGTGGCGCAACCTCCAGTCGGTATCGTACTTCCGGGCCATGGACATCCTGGGCTGGAAGCCAGTCGACGGCACGCTGTGGGACTACATCTGGTCGAAGGCTCCGCGCCGACCTGCTCTGCTCAAGGATGGCACACTGAGCAAGAAAAGCATCGACACTCTGCCGGTTGCTGTGGCTGCCGCGATTAAGGAGTATGCGCTTGACCCACGTGAGTACAGGGAATATAAGCGCTCAGTCGCCGCTAACCGTAAGCAGTGGTTCCAGAGGATCTACACACCCGTGAAGCCCGAAGTATCCAAGGCCGTCTTCTCCGACTTTATCGCATCCGCTGTTGAGATGCGCGAGCTGCACGGAAAGGTCAAGGAGAAGAACATCGAGCGACACTGCACATGGTGTGACTTCGAACCGCTCTGCCGCGCACAGATGCAGGGCAACGACTTCGACTACATCAAGGAGAGAGAGTATGAAACCAGCGACCGGCCGGAGCAGGAGAGCGACGCCCACTTCGTCGCCTACGAAGACATCGAGGAATAGGGACATCGAAGTGAAGGACGTGTCAGAGATACGCAAGCCCAGGTCCTGGTGTATCTACGGCCGAGCAGGCAGCGGCAAGACCACGCTCGCCTGTTCGTTCCCAGGACCCATCCTGCTTGTGGACGTCAAGGACGAGGGAACCGACAGCGTGTCTGACGTCAAAGGCCTGAAGGTGTTTGAGGCCACAGACTGGGAAGACATCGACGACCTGTATTGGCACTTGAAGCAGAACCCGAAGAAGTACAAGACAGTCGTGATCGACACTATCACGCAGGTCCAGCAGCTGGTCATCGAGGACATCGCCAACTCGAAGGGCATCAAGGGCAACAAGGCGCCAGGCGAATGGGGCACCATGACCAAGCAGGACTGGGGCGAGGTATCCTCACGCCTGAAGACCTGGATCACCGACATGCGCGACCTGCCGATGGAAGTCGTATTCCTTGCACAGGACCGCGTGTTCAACGTCGAGGACGAGGAGGCATCGGATGGCGCTATCGACCCAGAGGTCGGCCCACGTCTGTCGCCCAGCGTCATGTCTCACCTGTGCGCTGCCGTGTCGATGATCGGCAACACGTTTATCCGTGAGCACACCTACAAGAAGAAGGACGAGAAGGGAAGGAGTGTGGAGAAGACCCGCAAAGAATATTGCATTCGACTGGGTCCCAACAGTTACTATATAACCAAGCTCAGAAAGCCGAAGTCAGTTGAGCTACCGGACTTTCTGAAGAACCCCACGTACGAGGACATCCTCGACATAATCTCTGGAGAATAACCATGGCAAGATCTGCACGTACCGCTCGTCGCGCAGCCAGCAAGAAGACCGGCGTTCGCCTCGACCTGAGCGCCGTCGGCAAAGCCTTCGAACCGGGCAAGGAATATGAAGTCAAGATCATCGAGTGCACACTCGAGGACGGCACGAAGGCCCCGTACTTCAACCTCAAGCTGGCAGGCGTCGACGAGGACTATGAGAAGTCCTTCATGTACCACAAAGCTTCCACAGCCGAAAGCTCGCTCTGGCGCCTGCGCCCGCTCATGGAAGCATTCGGCATGGACATCCCTGACGGCCCCATGGACATCTCGCCCGACGACTTCGTGGGCCTGACTGCCATGTGCTCGACCTATCTGGAGCGCTGGGATGGCGGCTCGAGCGTTCGCCCCGATGAGTTCTGGCCGAGCGAAGGTGGCGGCGCTGCTGACGACGACGAGGACGAGGATGAAAAGCCCGTCAAGAAGTCGAAGGCCAAAGGCAAGGCCGTGGTCGAGGACGACGACGAGGACGAGCCCGAGGAAGACGAGAAGCCTGCCCGCAAGTCGCGTCGCTCGAAGACCAAGCCGGTTGATGACGACGAGGAAGAGGACGAGCCCGCACCGAAGGGCCGCAAGTCCCGCAAGGCTCCTGTCGAAGACGACGACGAGGAAGAGGAGCAGCCCAAGTCGAAAGCGAAGGGCAAGGCCAAGAAGAAGGCCGGCGTCTCCGAAGACGAGCTGAACGAGATGAACGAGGACGAGCTGGAAGATCTGATCGAGCAGCATGACCTGGACGTCGACCTGGCCGACCACAAGACGCTCCGCAAGAAGCGCAACGCGGTGCTGGACGCGCTCGAAGAAGCAGGGCTGCTGGATTAGGGGGACTGCCCCGACTGGCATGACCGGTACGGGTATCCTATTCCATTCTGACAATGGAGGCTCCGGTTTACCGGGGCTTCTTTGTGTTTGCTGTTTACATGGCATCGGATTGCCGGTAATGTATCTTCATCGACCAACCACTACCAACCTGAAGAAGGACACACGACATGCAGACCCTCATCACCCTCGACGACTGCAAGGGTTACGCCTCCGAAGCAAACCTGAAGCGCGCACTGACCCGCACAGGGCTCGACACCTACGGCGCCCGCTACGTCATCTGCCGCAAGACCGACGGGCAGTGGACCGCCATCTTCCTCGCCGGGGAATACGTCCGCCAGCACGGCGGGTACGTGGGGTTCGCATCCCAACACGGTTTCATGTCCGTCTGATCAACCGGGGGCTTCGGCCCCCACCAACCTGGAGAAGTACAATGAACAAGAACGACCGCAAGCAGCTCGCCAAGGCCATCGGTTTCCTCGAGGAGGCCAAGGCTATCGTCGACGAGCTGGCGCCCGCCGAGCGCGACAAGTACGACAACCTGAGCGAGAGCCTCCAGTCGGGTGAACGCGGCGAGGCCATCGGCCAGGCAGCCGACGCGCTCGAGTCCGCACAGTCCTCCATCGACGAGGCGCTTGAGTACCTCGGCAACGTCGAGAGCTGACATGGCAAAGCAACCTGAGTCCCGGCTTCAACGCCGGGTCCAGGCCCTCCTCAAAGCCCAGGTGGGCGGCTGGTGGTTCAAAATGCATGGCGGGCCTTTCACCCCAGCGGGTGTGCCCGACCTCATCGGGTGTGTGGACGGCATGTTCTTCGCGCTCGAGATAAAGCTGCCCAGGAGCAGCTCGAGGCCAAGCAAGATCCAGCTCGACACCATCCGTCGCATTGTCATGACGGGCGGAGGAGTGGCCACCATAGTACGATCCCCACAGGAGGCGGTTGATGTCGTCAATACAGCTCTGGCCCAAGCAGCAAGAGGCTCTCGAGTTCGCGTTAAGCAGAGACTGCGTGGCGCTCCTGTGCGAGCAGCGGACCGGCAAGACCTACGTGACCCTGGCGCTCTTCCGGCACTGGGTCGACAACGAACCAGACGAGCTCTGCGCCGTGCTAGTCGGGCTGCTCAACAACAAGGAGTCGACCTGGGCTGATGGTCTGGCGAAGTTCCTGCCCGAGGTCGCGGTGTTCACTGACCTGGCAGAGTTCAAGAAGCACAAGGGCCACAGGATCCTCCTCGTGCACTTTGAGCAGCTACCCCGCATCATCGCCCAGCTCTGCAAGTACAAGAAGCTCAACTCAGCGACCATCGACGAAGCCCACAGGATAGCGAACCGCGGGTCTAAGCAATCGAAGGCGGCAGCTCGGTTGAGCTGGGTACGTCGCAAGCTGATCCTGACTGGCACCCCGATGGAGAAGCAGCCGAAGGACCTGTTCGCACAGTTCAGGTTCCTGGATCCCGATGTCTTCGGCACCAACTGGGCAGACTTCGAGAAAGAGTACATGGAGTTTAAGCGCATCAACCTGGACAAGCACAGACCCGGGTCGCACATGTGGCAGAGGCTCATCCTTCAGCAGCGCATTCTCAAGGGCAAGGCCAAGTTCAACGACAAGAAGCTGCCCCAGTTTGTCAAGCTCATCAAGCCCTATTGCTTCCGGCTCGAGAAGCAGGATGTCGGCATCGTGGCGCCCACCATCCACAAGATCCTGGTTCCCCTGCTCGGTCACCAGCGCCGGTGTTACCAGGAGATGGACGAGGACGCGGTCACTACCCTGCCCAGCGGCAAGATCCTAGCATCGGGCATGGAGGTCACGACAATCATGAAGCGCCGGCAGCTGGCATCGGGCTTCGTGTACGACGAGGACGGAGAGCTGGAGTACATCGGCGGCGCCAAGCTCCGCAAGCTGCTCGCCATGCTACCAGGCCTCAGCAAGCCAGTCGTGATCTTCACGGCATTCAAGCCCGACACTGACCAGATCCACCAGGCACTCGAGGACCGGGGCTACGATGTGGTCAAGGTGTACGGTGGCACCAAGAAGAAGCTGAGGCCCGACATCTGGCGCGCGTTCCAGAGAGCAGAGTACGACTTCATCGTCTGCCAGATCCGCACAGGAGGAGTCGGGGTCGACCTGTGGAAAGCGAACAATGCCATCATCCATTCCATGGGTCATAGCTTCATCGACTGGGACCAAGCAAAGGCCCGGATGGACTCGGTGCTTAAGAATAAACCTACCGCCATCTATGTCCTATGTGGGAAGGGCACTGTTGACGAAGAGCTCTATGAGTTGGTATTGATGAAGCACCTAACCGGGGCAAGAGTCCTCAACCAACTGAAGAAGGAACGATAACATGGCTACCAAAGAAGCGACCAAAGAGAAGAAGAAGCCGGTCCCGCCCAAGCCGACCGAGTTCAAGTATGGCATCACCGACATCGAAGCTGCGACTGGCCTGAAGCCCGCCTCCATCCGGGTTGCCCTGCGCGAGTCGACCTTCAAGAAGTCGGACCGGGTCTGGGGCTGGAACGTGAAGGCCGAGTTCGACGAAGTGGTCAAGTACCTGAAGGCCCGCTCCGAGAAGCTGCCGAAGCAGGCTGCCGCCGCGAAAGCCGCCAAGGCCGCTGCCCCGAAGGCTGACGCCAAGGGCAAGACCGCTGACAAGCCGAAGTCGGGCAAGAAAGCCGCCTGACCCGCTGGGTCGACTACGAACAAAGAAGCCGGGGCAAACCACCCCGGCTTTTTCGTGTGTGGGCTGTGTGTCGACTGTCTGCCTAAGGTACCCCTCAGGTCAGGGGCGTAGACCCCAGCCAGCGCCCGTTTTTACCGGCTCTTTACTGGCAGGCGAGGTCGGTCTTGTACATCCACCTGCCGAGCGGGACGACAAGCGCATCCGAAGCCTCCTGCTCAGCGATCCTCGACACCTGGTCGCGGTCCGAGGCCGTGGCGTCGCAGTACCCGACCAGGCTACCTTCGGTTGCGTTCATGCAGGTACCGGCGGGCAGCAGCAGCATCAGTGCCAATGCGCTTGTCCACTTCATCACCATATCTCCTTTGCTGTTGGTACTCCTCGAGCTGGCGGGACTTCACGCGCTCAGCCTCGAGCTTGTTGTTGAGCCAGCGGGACCTAAGCCCCACCAGCCCGATGATGAACGCCAGTGTGAGGATCAGCACCAGCTTCCAGTTGTTGAGCGCCCAGATCATATCTTATCGTTGGCACCCGTGCGGGCGTCCTCGATCCGAAGCTCAGTCACACGGTTGAAGCGCTGGTAGATCCACACACCGCCGACGATCACCACAAGGATCACGAGCAACGACGGGCCTGCCGACTTCAGCTGCTCGATGATGCCCCCTGCTCGCTGGCCTACTGCCACCGCCTCCTCGATTGCCCCGATGGCGCTGCCGCCGATGGCCAGGGTACCGAGGGCAGCCGTGGCGCGCTTGCCACTGTCAGCGGTCTGGATCGTGCGGCTTTCCTCGCGGATCTTCGCTTCGGAGACCGTGCGCAACGGGGAGCGGGGTGCAGACTCAAGCGCCTTCCACACCTTGGGCCCTGCAACGCCGTCAGGCTCAAGGCCGTTGTCGCTCTGGAAGCGAACCAGGGCGCCACGGGTACGCGAGCCAAACACGTCGTCCAGCTCGCCCACGTGATAGCCCAGCTGCTTGAGCTGCACTTGCAGGTCGAGGACCCACACGCCCTGGTCGCCTTCACGAACAACGGGCCGCTTCCCATCGGTCTGCACGTTGTCTGCCCGGCGGATGGCAATGATGCGCTCCATCGGATAGTAAGAGTCGCTCACCTTGTTGCCCTGGTTGCCGCCGCGCACCTTGACCCGGTTGCCATCAATCTCCACGAGGAAGGCAACGTGTCCTTGAGCGCTGCTCGGGGTGCCACGCCAGAAGACCATGATGTCGCCGGGCTTGGCCTCCTGAAGCTTCACAGCAGAGCCGTAGCTGGTGTAGGACCGGGCGTTGAGTTTACCCGTGTGGGGCAGGCCGAGCGATGCGAGCACCGAGCCCACGAACGCCGCGCACCAGGGCGTCTCGTCGTCCTTGACCCAGCCATGCCCGACATTCTCGAACAGCTCGACAATCTCGGGGTTCTGCTTGGCGCCGGGCCATTCAGCCATGGCCAGATACTGACCAGCGGCTTCGAGTATCTGCTTGTTGTATCGTGTCATTTGTGGTTCCTCAGTTGTGATAGCCAACCCTCGGGCTCAGGAAGGAAGTTGGTATGCACAAGCACACCCTCAACCCGGTGACCGTCGCAAAGGTGTCGAGTCCTGACCTCTGCCCAGTCCCAGTCCTGGCCTCGAAGAAATACCTTTCCTCGCAGCACGCTCCAGCCCGCTATCCGATCATCGTCGGGCGGCAGGCCATCGCCGTCTTCCCACAGGCCGAGCGCTGTGACGTCGCCAGACCCAAGGACAAACTCGACTTTCACCTTCTCACAGTTGGGCTTCTTGATGAACCCTGCTTGCAGATGCCAGTACCCATCGACGACCTGGCTCTCCATGACCACCACGTTGTAGTAAGCGGTCTGCCTGGGCAACAGTTCGCGGATGATCGACCCGATGAACACCCCAGCCATTAGAGTCAAGACCATCCAGGCAAAGCTGAGCTGCTTTCCGATGTTATTCATGGTAGGTTCACCCCCCCTCTCAGGATGAAAGCTACGAAGCCCAGGAGCAGGGCCCCGATGATCAAACGCACCAACCACTTAAGCGTGTCCTCGATGGACCCAAGCCGTGTCTCCACATTGGTCCGGTGGACCGCGTCCACAGCACCTTGCTGCTCGAGGCGAGCTAGCCGAAGATCCACACTTTCTCTCCAACGTAGCATAGAAGCCCGCCATTCCTCGTCAGTCATTCCACTGCCCTCTGTCTGTTTCTTAACCGCCATCATTGCCTCCCTTAAACTCGGTCGAGCATTGTCACCTTGATGCTTTCGATCAAGATGCGGGGAGCCACCCCCTTGACTATGGCGATCTGGTTAAAGTTAATGACCGGCAGCTCGTTGGCTCCGGACACAAATGTTACTTCCTGCACTTCGAACTCACCGTCGGGTTTGTAGATCACCAGCGTGTGGACGCCGGCGAACACAGACAGGATCTTCAAAGACGTGTCAGTCAGGAACTCGATGTACGGCGGTGTGCCCGTCCGATACAGCGGCCTCTCCAGGTCGACATCCTGGAACACGTTACCCGAAGTGTCGGGCCCCTCGACTGCGTAGCCGATGGCCTTCCCGACAGCAACCACAGGAGCGAAGGCCTCGACTGCGTAGGCAACCGTCTTGGCAACCTCTGCTGGGTCGGGCGTCCCGGTTATCTCGGCCTCCACCGCGTAGACGATGGCCTTGCCAACCTTGACCCGTTCTGCAGACATCTCGACTGCGTAGACCACAGCCTTGGCAGTGTTGGCTGTCTCCGCCTGCTGGATGACGACAACCGATGTAGCCTTGTTGAGTCTCTGCTGTGTCATGCTGCTGCCCTGAACCCAACTTCTGCTGCGTTGATATTGGCAAGCGTCCAGGCAGCCGACGTGTTGGGGTTGGTATCCCACTGATGCCGGTAAGGCGCCACTGTCGTCGTCAGCAGCACAGCAGTGGCGGGATAGTCAGTACCTCCTGACCTGACAGTCGGCTCTATCCTGGTGACTGGGGAGCTCGCCTCGTAGTTGGCCCGATAGTTGAGGATCAACGTCTTGATGGAGTCACCGGCAACCAGAGCAGACACCGCGGCACTCGTGGCGGTAAACAGCCCGCCCACTGTGTCCTCGGTGATGAACGTGCTGTCGGCATCCGTCGCCGCGTTGATGTTAGTGATGACCCCGGTCCAGTTGTTGGTAGCGCCGTAAGCTGTCAGCGGGCGGGTAACCACACGGGAACCGACGGTCGACTCGTCGGAGAACAGCAACTCAGAGAACACCATCTGCCGTGTCGCTGTGGCAGAGGTACTGTTCCGACCGATCTTCATGCCATTGACTGTCGACCCGCCAGAGATAACTGTGTTGCCGCTGAACGAGTAGATCAGCACACGATCATGGTAGATCTTGATGAAGCCCGTAGTCGCGTCAATCTTGAACCAGATGTCAACCTTGACTGCACCGAGCGGCACCGACACAGCGTTGGCGAACACATTGTCGGTCGAGTTGACGTGGTTCCGCCAGGCGTAGGTGTGCGTGCTTCCTGCTTGAGCCGTGACCCGAAGAGAAAGCAGGTTCACGGCGGTGTTGAGCCGAAGCGTCAGGATGTCGGTGTTCAGCACCTGATCCGTGGACAGGGTAGTGGGGAAACCGATCACCACACTGAACCATCCTTCGCTCAGCCCGGAAACCGGAGTGATGTCGGATACAGTGGTTGTGTTGGTGAGCGTGAAGCCAACCCGAGAGTTGGCAGCTCTCACTCTGCCCGCTGTTGAGTTGATAGCCATGCCCGTGAACACACCCAACTCGGGTGCGTCCTGGGGCTCGGTGAAGGCCATGATAACGCCCATCTGAGTAGCTCCTTATGCGCGGGCTTCGAACCCGAACTCGGCGGCGTTGACCTGGGCCAGCGTCCACTTGGCAGCAGTCGCGGGGTTGGTCTCGAAGATGTGGCGCACCGGAGCAAAGGCAGCGGGCAGGGCCACATCGGCTGTGTTGTAGGGAGTCCCTGAGACCACGGCGGTACCGCGCAGCTGAGTAACCGGGGATCCCGGGATTGAGAGTGCAGCAGTCGAAACAATCACTGCCTTAATCTCGTTCCCCGAGTTGATGGAACCGATGTCCCCGGTTGCACAGATCACCTCGTCACCGGCCACGTCGGTCGACAGTGTGGTGGTGCTCGCGTACGTCGTACCCGTGACATCAGACAGAGTGCCATCCCAGTCATTGGTCGAAGCTGTGCCCAGAGCGAGCGTGTGCAGGCGAGCGCCGATGGTGGGCTCGTCGGACACGATCACCTGAGAGATCTGCAGCCAGTGAGATGCAGTGATGCCGCCACCAAGCGCGCGCAGACGGATCTTGGCAATCAGCGAAGAGGAGCCCGTCTGGGTATCGCCCAAGAACTCGCGGATCAGGGTACCACCCACATACCAGCGGATAAACCCACCCGTGTTGGCAATCTTGAAGTTGATGTCCACATCGTAGCCCGAGGAGCTGTTCACACCGATCAAAGTGCCCGTGTCGGTAGCGGAGGCTACGCCAAAGTTGGGATCACCGAAGTACGTGGCCCACCAGTCAAGAACGCCGCCGTTGTTGGTCTTGTTCTGGTAGAAGCCAGCAATCTGGTTGTCGTCTTCGTCGAGCAGAGACAGGAAGTAGTTGGCCGCCGAGCCAGCCACCGAGCTGCCGTAACGCGGGACAACACGGGCATGCAGCCAGCCCTCGTCAATCGGAGTGGAAAGCTCGGCCTCGCAGATAACCCCGCCGACTAGCTGCACAGCTGCCCGGTTGACCCCGGAAATGATGGTAGCCGAGGAGGCTGTGATGTTGGTGACATCAGCAGAGATATTGCTCAGGGCTTCGTTCTCATTGAACGCGAGATAGATGGTCATATGAAACCTCCAGTGGATTGGTTTTCGATCAGGGCGACAGGGTCGCTGTCAGTGGATGCAGGCACAGAGGCCAGAAGATCTTCGAACACAGAGCCCGAGTCATTGGCGTCGATCCAGGCAACACCCGCGAGGCCAGGCACATCCAAGATCACTGCTAGCTCGAGGTTGGTGTTGAAGAGCGACTCGATACCCGAGCGAACGGATATCACGTTGATGCGTACGCCTGCCCAAGAGGGATCCACAGGATAGAGCGTAGTGTCGAGCGAGTAAGTGAGCAGAGAACCCACGTTAGTGTCGACCAGAGGCGAGCCCGTCGGTTCCCCGTCGAACCCCAGCGCCTGCACCAGCACACGGTAGCTGACACCCGCCTCAGCAGACACAGGGCCCGCTTCGGTGTGACCCAGGAGGGTGTTCTCCAGTCGGTCACGATGCACCCACGTTACCGTGTAGGTGGAGACGTTGTCGAAGAGCGGCATGGCGTAGGAGCCATCCACCTGGACTCTACCTGGCGGGTAAGGCCGAAGCGCCCGGCGGTTCATCGTGATGATGTCCTCCGGTGTGGCCGCCAGGCTCAGTGTGCCTCGAGATGTGATGGTCTGAAGCTTGACGCCAAGCGAGTTGCCATCCGTGTAGGGCTGGTCGTCGAACTGGATGTTCTCCCCGTAGAAGTTGATGTAGCTGCCAGGCTCTGCATCCACAGGCGAGGTATCCAGGCATCCGCGCTGGACAGTCACCGTGTAGACGCCGAAACCTGGCAGGGGATCAACGAACCAATAGTCGCCGTCCACAGCAGTGCTGCCCGCTTCGGTCGAGAGAACCACGACGTGCTCCCCAGTGCTGATGCGGGCAAGCGTACCAGGGTCGACCTCAGTCAAGTCCCAGCTGCTCTGCACAACCATGATACCCTGGTCTGCACGGACAGGCAGGTAGCTGACCAGCTGGCCGCCCAAGACAAACGGAAACGGCCCGTCCTCGATGTAACCTGCCCCAGGATCCTTCTGGTAGTTTATCTCGAGGGCAATCGAGTTGGGCGAAGCGCCAGCGTGGTGGATGAACCCCACATTGGCATCAGCTGTCTCTGCCTCTTCGTACGTGACTGGGCCCAGCTGCTGGATGGCCAGGTACCGCGGCAGCTCCTCGACGATCCTGTTGGCAACCGGGGCAGGGAATGGCAGCGAAGTGATGGGGCTGTCAATCTCAAGCACCGCGTCGTCAGCAATCGAGAAGCGGTCCTCCACAAACCGAACCAGCACCGCGTTCTCGAGGATGTCACCGTCCTCAATCTCGGTGATGCGGACAATCCGGTTAAAGATCTTCAGCTTCGGGTTGTGGATCTTAATGACGGAGCCAAGGTTCAGCTCGTAGGGCAGGTAGGTCGTGATGAACTCGCCAGTGATAAGCGGGGCAGACCGGGCAGCCAGGTCACGTGATGCAGCGCGGGAAGCAAGCGATGCCTTGGTGATACCCGGGTACTCAATCTTGTCTGCAACCACCAGGCTGTTGTTCATTCGGATCCGAGCGGGGTTGCTGATGGTCAAGCTTGCCTTCTCATCCTTCTCGGGGTCGGTCCAGGTGATGACCAGCTGGTTGATGAGCGTGTGCGGCTCCGGGAAGTTGATGCTCTTCCAGCTGATGACATTGCTTCTGTCGAAGACGTACAGGTCCTCCTCGACATAGTCATCACGGATCAGCTTAATCTCCCAGAGACCCGTGCGCCGGTCGATGAACGAGCGGGCATCCACATGGGCCTCGACCTTCTTCTTGAACTCCTCGCGGTTCGACGTGCTTGCCCACACCATCGACAGACCGAAGCCTTCGTCGTACAGCGTCTGGGCTGCATCCTCCCAAGAGTCACCAGCCTCAGCGTCGATGCCACTGCCGCCAGTGTCGGGGCTGAGCAGCACCTCACGCAGGATGTGAGCGGGGTTCATATCGTACTCAGCGAAGAGGCTGCTGAATGCGACCTCCAGTTCAATCGGGTCGCCTGCATCTACCCGGATGGCCCGGTCAGTAACCGAGCGCAGGGCGAGCGACACGGGCACGTCGATGGCAACGCCCAGGACCGAGACGTTGTCGAACGAGTTGTAGAGCAGCTGAGCTTCTGCCAGGTTGTCCACGGACTCGCCGTCGGTGACGAACAACATCTTCCGATCTTCGCACCGATCCGACAGAGCGAAGTAAACCGCGGCATCCGCGTACGGGGCTTCGAAGTTGGTACCGCCGCTTGTGCTCTGGCTGTTCACGAACGCGATCATGGCGGCGTAGTCTGCATCCAGGGCGCCCACACGCTGGATGACTTCGTTGACTTCGCTGGACCAGAACACGATCCGAATGTTGTTCAGGCCATTGGCTGCTCGAGACTGAAGGATGGCAATGGAGGCGGCGTCAAGCCCAGACTCGGGCGAGGGGTTACCGCGCAAGGTCTCGAGCAGGCCAACCACCGCGGCCTTGGCGTTGTCGAAGCGGGTCCCCGCCATCGAGCCGGAGTTGTCGATAGCGATGTGCAACCACTGAGGCTCGTCTTGGCTCAGCCCGAAGCGCTGGAAGATCTGAGCCAAGTCGGGCAGCCACTGCTCGCCACCATTGTACTCAGGATCCACACTCAGCAGGCGGCCGAGGCGGAACTCCCAAGGACGCAGGTTCGGAGCGTTGCCAATGTAGGCGCTGTTGAGCACGATCGAAACCACCCCGCGGTAAGCGGAGTGCGGGCCTTCAGTCACCGAGGACAGATAAGCGTTGGCAGTCTGGTCGGGCAGGCCCATCATCACGTCGACGTCACCAACCACACCACCCTCGCGCTTGGCAGCACCAAACAGCGTGGGCTTACAGATGCTCAAGCTCCCGCCCGAGTTGGCGCCCGTGTAGGCGACCCGCTTGTCGATCCGGATGCGGCTGAGGAAGTCCACAGGGCCCAAGCAGGGGACGAAGTGGAGACCCAGATAGTAGTTGTATCCAACCACGGTTCTCGACTTCGGGCCAGCGATACCATACCGACGAGGGCCCACCTCGATGATGGGGCTGGTCCTGAAGTCACCAAACCACACAACCTGAGGGTCAGCGATGGTCACGGTGCCGAAGATCTTCTTGACCTCCGAGCCTTCGTCTGCTCTCGGGTTGCCCAGGTCATCCAGGCTGCCGGCTTCCGGGACCTCGGGCTTACGATAAGCCAGAGCAGCGGAGATGATCGAGAGAACGACCGATACCGCGATGCGAAGAAAGAACCCGAGAAACATTAGAAGACCTGCCTTCCGTCGAATGGGTTGTCAGCGATGAATGGGAACCCGCCGAAGTTCAGGATGTTGTTGAACTTGTCATTGCACGAGGCCCTGGACAGAGAGCAACCGGGAGCGATGAACACGGGCACAGTACCGAGAGCGACAGCTTCGAGCAGCCCCGGGATCGGGGATACGAGCGACACAGTGTTGCCCGTGTGCGCCAGCATCATCTCCAAGCGGGTGCCATACTGCAGGATCCCCAGTCGGTAGTAGCTGTCGGGCTGCGTGTCAGAGTCAAGCAGCTCGAGCACCGTGCCCGAAGCGGAGATAGCCACCACCTCTGTGGCAACCTTGAGCGAGTCAAAGTCAAGCCCGCACTTGGGACCATAGTGAACATGGCGGCATGGGCGCTGGATGACAGCGGCCAGGCCCTTGCGCTGGAGCGCTGCAATCTCGGTCATGCAGACCAACTGGCAGGTCCCGCCTTCGTCTGGCTGGGCAGTCAGCACCCGGCCTTTGAAGATGGGCACAATCTCTGCCGAGTTGAGGTCGCCCTTGTAAACCGTCACGAGCACAGGATCAAAGTCGAAGGTGCCGACCAGGTCGTCGGCGAAGTCGCTGCTCAGCGGGACTGTGATGTTGAGCTCGCTGCGGAAGGCTTGGTCGCTGTCGGCAATCTTGCTGTGGGATATGACCATGGATGTCCAGCTTGTCAGGGCAACCCCGGGCACAGTTCGGGTCAGGTCAGTCTTGACGCTCGTGAAGCGATACTCGGCAACACCACGGCGAAAGAGGTAAAGGTAGTAGGGTCGTGCGCCCGTGATCAGGGCGGCGATGTCTGCCAGGCTCATGCTGGTACCTCCAAGCAGGTGAAGCTGGTCTCTGCGAACACGTGGTGGTTCTGGACCATCTCAAACTCGTCTGTGTCTGCCCGATACTTGCGCATCAAGCTGATCCGGGCGTTGCTGACTGTCCTGCCGAGCGAGCTGGAGATTGAGAACCTCCAGACATCGTCGACTGCGGTTGCCCCAGTGATGACGCGGTAGAGCTTGCTACCGTCGTCGATCATCAGAGCCATACCCACATAGGAGTCTGGGTCACCATCCAGTGGCTCGACGTCGATCACGAGCGAGGCCGGGGTAACCGTCAGCGCCAGCTCGAAGTCATCCGTGAAGCTCGGCAGCCAGAACGAGCGCTCGCGACCACGCAGACTGTGGAGCCAACGCTTACGGCGCCAGCGAGCAGCGGGTGAGGTATCCATGAACGCAAGCTGGATGCGCCCCTCGATGAAGTCCCGCAGGCTCTCGACTGCCACAGGGCCCTGCCCGTTGTCGATGTACTCGGACGCCTGGTACAGCGTGTTCATCAGCGGGGTGGTCACCAGAGGCGGGTCGGTCACGATGTCGAAGCCATCGAGCTGAGCGAAGGGGCTCAGCGCCAGGTCAATCGTGTCGCGGCAGACGAATGTGGCAGAGCGCTCGGTCAATCCCTTGAACCGAATGTTGCCGTTCATCCCCTCGGTGATGTAGGCGGTCCGCAGCGGGGCGCATCCGAAGGCCACTATGGTCGTGGCTTCGGTCACCGTCATGGTGTTGGTGCCGATGGTTGCGATGGTCCGAGCCTGCCCCTCGCCAGCGGCGCCAGTCAGATACACCTGACCGCCCACCCGATAGTCGGCAGAAGTGTCAGCTGGGATCGTCGTAGAACCGGCAATAAGCGGGGCCAGGAACTCGGTCCACTCAGTCCACTGGGGTACCTCCCAGTCACCGAGCGGGTTAGCCAGAAACAGGCTCCTGGCTTGCGCGTCGTCTGCTTCGTTGAGCAGGTAAGAGTGAACCATCACGAGGCGAGCAGAGCGAAGGGATACCCGACGCTCCTGCTCAGGGGTCTGCATGACATCGGTCCGAAAGGTAAGCTTCTCTATGGTAGGGACCAGAGGGATGAAGGGCCAGATCATGCGGGGTTCACTCCGTTGCGCTTCATGATGTTGAGCACCATGCGTTCTCCATCACGAGTGCCCAGGTACTGACCAATTACCGATGGATCCATCACGTTGACAATCTTGTTCTCGACGTTGGTGGTCGACCCGCCCATCATATCCATGGTCTGGGCGTTGGGCACAACCTGGGAGCCCCGCGGCAGGTTCACAAGCTCAGGACCCTCTTCGCCCACAAGGGCGATGCCACCCGGAGCCGAGTTTGTACCCGAAGCGAACTTCGGTACGCTGGTAAAGAAGCTCTGGATGCCGGCGCCTACGCCCGACCCGAACAAGCTGCCAAACAAACCCTTGAAGGCATTCTGCGCCAGCATCTGAGCCAACTGCATGAACATCTGCGAGAACGCTTCCTTGGCGGTCATGGTGCCCGTGACGATGGCGCTGAAGGCGTTGACGAAGACATCCTGGAACTGCTCGCCTTTCTGCTGAGCGTCGTCCAGGGCCTTGCCCACATCCTTCTCCAGAGCGTCGGCTGCTTTGCCAGCGCTACCGCCTCCGCCACCCCCTCCGCCTCCGGCACCCTCGCCACCAACGTCCTCGAGCGTCTGATCCAGGTTGCTCATGCCAGCGGCAGCTTCGTTCGACTTGGCGGCGTTGTCGGACAAGACGACGTTAAGCTTCTCAAGGGCAGACTGCACAGGAGCGTACCCGGCAGCGACCATCTCACCCGCTTGAGTGCGCAGGTCCCCGGCTCGGATCAGAGCGTTGTTGGCTTTCTCCATCAGGTTGGCCACGGCAGCATCAGCTTGATCCGCAGCGCCATTCAAAGCGCCAGCCACGGACTCGAACCCGGGGATGCTGGATGCCGCAGTGCCCATGCTCAGCAGGAAGTCACGCCAGCCAGCTGCCATGTAGGTCAATGCATCGTAGAAGCCAGCGCTGAGCTCTTGCCACACAGCCTCCAGCTTGACCGGGATGGCCATGGCTTCGGATACGATGTAGCCCCACACAGCGGCAGCAAGCTCACCGAGCAGAGCCAGAGCATTACCCCAACCGCCTGTGGCCTCGACCAGCTTCATGAACTGATAGACCATCTCGCCCGCAAGCACGATCAGGGCGCCGATCCCGGTTCGGATCAGTGCGCCCCTCAAGAATGTCAGTGCCCCAGCGAAGGTAAAGCTTGCCGCCGCAGCCAGACCAGCGGCCGCCACATACCGAACCCCGAGGATACCCACGAAGGTCAGGGCGTAAGCAGCAAAGCGTTCCATCACGACAAGCAGCCCGTCGATCACCATGCGGAGAACCCCGCCTTCGCGCAGGCTGTCAGTCAGGGCCTGAGCCATGGCACCGAGAGCGGGGACCACACGCAGCGCCAGCTGGTCACCCAGATACGTGCCGATAACGGCGAGGCGGCTGATCTGATCGTTGGCAAGCTCGATCTTGTCTGTCTGGATCTGGGTCAAGCCCAGGCCATACTCCTCGATGTCCTTGCGAGCTTGACGGATGGCACCGCCTCCGCTCTCCACAAGGAGCAGCATCTCCCGGTTGCGGATGCCGAACTGTTGGAGCAGGGCGGAGGTCTCGCCCGAGGACAAGCCGAGTTCCTGGATCCTGTCGGCGATGGTGGCGATCTTTTCGTCGACCTCCATCTGCGTGAACTCTTCCACAGTCAGGCCGAGCTTGGCCAGACCCTCGAGCGCACCCTTGCTACCCTTGGCAACCTCGCGATCCATCACCTGGAAGTTGTTCACCAACGACTCAACGCTGACACCAGCGTCGTCGGCAGCAAGTTCCAGGGCGCGGTAGGAGGTGGCGCTCGAGCCCAGTCGACGAGCAGACTTGGCGAGCTTGTCGATGTCGTTGGCGCCCTTGAGCGCGAGAGCCCCGATTGCCCCAGCGGCGGCGGCCATGGCACCAGCAGCCGCGAGGAAGTCGCCCTTCATATCAGCAAGAGAGCTCTTGGCCTTCTTGGCACCCTGCTCAAACTGGGCGCTGTCAAGACCAAGAGTTACTCGGAGTGCCCCGATGACGCTCTGCACCATTGTTCCCATGTCCTCTTAGGAAGGTTCTTGGTTCGGGCCCTCAGCATCGCCAGGACCTCGTTGCCTTTGAGTGGCTTCGGTTTCGCAAGAAGTGACTTGATCGAAGGCAGCTTCTTTTGCCGTTGAAGCAGGGACCCTAGCCAGGCAGCCTCGACTCTGTCTTGTTGCTCGCGCTCAAGCCTCTTCCTTGCCCCAGACATGTGAACAAAGAAGAGGCGAGGCGTCAAGCTGCCGAAGTGGGTAGGGTCAAACCCAGCGCCCACATAGGCCTCGAGCAGGTCGAGTATCTGGATCAGCCCCTGGCCAGAGCCTTGGGCTTTCCCGGTTTGTCGCCCGGCTTGCTCTTGGGCGAGGCCATGTCCATGGCTTTCTTCAGCGCTTCAGGCGCAACCGTCAAGATAACGCCTGCTTCTTCAAGCGTGACCTCGGGCTGGTTGACCACGAGCATGGACCACATGAGTGCCCGAAGATCCAGAGCGTTGATGGCGCCCTGCTCGAAAGCGGAAATGACGCCGAAAGCGTTCTTCCCTGTCTTCTCTTCGAACGCGCACATGGCGTTGAAGTCGAGAGCGAGGACCCAGGTGCGGCCCTCGATCACGACTGACGTCTTCCCTGTCAGTGCTCCGTTCATGATCAGTCAACCAGCCCGCTGATCCGGAAGGCTGCTTCTGCCATCTGCACGTCATTGACGGGCGAGGTGCGCGAGTAGCGACGGACGTACCCGACATAGACTTCAGGCGTAGCGCCATCCGTGTTGTCAGTGAACTCGACCTGCACAAGCTCGCCCGAGGCCTTGAGCCCAGCCAGCAGCACGTCGGTGGCGGACCCGGGCACCCAGTTCATGGGCACGACGACTTCGCCGTTGTCGGTCAGACCGGAGATGAACTCCTTGGTCCGGTTGGGGCTCGCCATGTGGGTCGCCTCGATGTCATCAGCCTCGGCCACAGGCCAGGTGACGTCTTTGATTTCGGCAAGAGTGGTCCAGGTCGGAGTGACACCCACGCCGATCCGGATCTGAGTGCCGTAGCCAATTGTTGCTTCAGTCATGGGTTCTTACTCCAGTTTACGATGAAGTCCATCTGTCTCAAGAAAGGCCTGTCAGCCTCGTTGCTGCCGCCTTCGCGGCTGTCGCGAGTCAGGGCATGAAAGATACCCTGGAACACGCCACCCCGGTAGCCATCCAGTGCTTCCCGCACGGCCTTCGACAAATCCAAGGCCTGTAGGTAGTTTGCACCGTGGCAATTCACTTGAACCCGAGCAACAGACAGGTTGTCGGGCCCCGACTGGCTGTGACTCGAGATGTCATCAACCAGGTACATCACGATAGCGGGCAGGGACCCGCCTTGTGGGCGAGAACCCCAGTTCACTCTGCCCACAGTCAGTCGACTGACATCGGTATCAGCGAGAAGCAAGTTTCTGAGTTCTACTTCCATGCTACCCTCTTTATCCTCGACCCTTGGCAGCTTTGCGAGCAGCCCGGGCCACGGCCTTGTCAATCTCCGCCCGAAGCTCGACCTTCAACCGATCAAGCAGGGCCATCTTGTCTTGGTCCCAAGCGGGCCGAAGCGATGGCTGTGGACCGTGCAGTATGTTGCCGAACTCCTGCTGGACACCGGCCGCATTGTTGGTTCCCACAAACCCCTCGACGGCAGCCTTGTCGTCTCGGAACATCTTGCGGTGCAGCCCCTTCTGACGCTGGTTCAGCTTGGTGCTGTAGATAAACGACTTCGAGAGCTCGCCTGTCGGACCCACAGGAGCATTGCTGTTGGCTATCGCTGCCATCGGCTCTGCTGCTTTCTTGAGTGCCCGACGCAGGACTGGCTTGCCCATCTTCGGGCCCAGTTCCTCGAGCTCCCTATCAAGCTCAGCAAAACCCTCGAGCTTGACTGTCTCTCTCATGGCGCTATCAGGTCGTTGCGCACAGCAGCGGAGATTTCCAAGAATGACCGACGGTCACCCACCTCTTTGATCCCCGTGATGTCGTAAGTCTTGCCCTCGCACACGATCCGATCCCGAGGCGTGAGGTCAGCGGTGAAGGGTGTGTAGCGAACGACGAAGCGGCAGCTGAGCAGGGAGCTTACTTCCCCCGCCCGCCACCGCTCAGAGTCACTGACATCCTTCTTCGAGGCGAAGCGGAGACCACCATGGTCTGCAAACTCCTCGTCTTCGCTGACCCCGGTATCGGTCGCGGTGGCGCGCAAGAACTGCACAGATCTGTCGAGGACGTAGGTCATGATGCAACGTGATCCCGCCAGCGGTCAATCAATCGGTCAGCCACCTTCAGCATGTCGTCATTGGAGTCATACAACCCGTGCACACGCATCTTGATGGCAGTCTTGACTGAGCCAGGGGTGGTCTCCTCGGTCCAGTCCTCGTCGTAGTTGGCGCCCATCACCTGGACTGCCCAGTCCTCAGCTTCGACAATCAGCTCCTCGACCCGAGTGTCGTCGTCGCCCGATACCAGCCGAAGCTGGCGAAGGGTCTCTTCGAGTGTCACCATGCTCATGACTTCACCATCGGTTTGGCATCACGGCCCCGCTTGACGGACAGTCGCCAGTCCTTCGAGCTCTCTGGCTTGCCTGTCGGGTCATCCAACTGGCAGATCCACATGGACCCTGCCCAGGTGACGACGTCCCCCTTGCGGTAGGGCGTGTCCTCGCGATAGACTCCCCGGTCAATCGGGATGGGCAAGATCAGCTCCTGCTTGATGGTCTTCTCGCCGTCGCCCAGGTACAGCATGATCGAGCGCTCACCATCATAGGCCAAGTTCACGTTACCGATGGGCAGAGCGTCCCTGCCATCGCTTCCCTGGACCTTGCCGAGCTGTAGGGTCTCGCCATTGGTCAGCTTGAGCAGGAGCTCGCCGTCGTGGTTGATCTTCGCGCTCTCGATCCCCACACCATCCTTGCCGTGGACAACGTCGGGCATCTTGATAGAGTCGACCCGGGCCTGGAGCACGGCAACCTGTTTCTCCAGATTGACAATCGAGTCACCCGGGTCGACGCCTGCCAGGGCATCTCTCAGGATGCTTTCGAAGTCGGGCATCTCTGGCAGGACAACTTGAAGCCCACCCTTGAGCGTCTCAATCTGCTCATAGATGGGAGACGGGTCAAAGACGGGCGCAGGCTCGCGTTGCTCCAGCTGCTTGAGTCGTTCCTCAAGCGAAGCGCCGAGGGTAGCCAGCGACTCAATTTGCCGGTTCAAAGCGTCAGTCTGCTTGTTGACCAGGGCCTGAACCCCGGCCAACAGCGCATCTGTGAGCTTTTCGATGTCAAGCATGGAGGGCCTCCGCGAATTTGAACCGGATGGCGGCCAGTGCCCGTTCCGTTTCCGTGTCTTCTTCATCGTCCTCGGGTTCCTCCTCATCCTCCGGCTCTTCGACCGGCGGCTGGACAGGAGGCGGTGGCGGCTTGGCAAATGGGTCATTGCTGTCCCGCTCTGCCAGGGCTGCCAAGCTGAAGTTCTGCTGTTGCAGGTAGGGAGTCTCCCCGCCCTTCACAGGAGGCAGGTTCAAGCGCCGGCGGCTTTCGTTGGGAGCCTTGATACCCGCCTTGACCGCGTCTGCCTCAGCCTTGACCAGGGTCGAGGTGTCCATGCGGAGCAAACCATCAAGGTCGAACTCCACACCAGTCTCGTCGGAGAAAGCCAACCCTTCGGTCAGCATCCACTCGATGCTCTCGATCTGGATCTGTAGGCAGTCGGTGTAGTACTGCGTCTGCAGAGCTTCGATGTTGTTGTAGGCAGGCGGGGGGCCGCCGACCTTGTAGTAGGGCACATGGAAGCAGTTTGCCACGGTCTCGGCAGTCCACTTCAGCTGCTCGATCATCTGAGCGTCGACCATTGTCATGACCATGGGCTCGTACTTGAGCCCGTCACCCAGGACAGCGACCTTGCCGGAGTTGGCCCCGGTGTAGCTCGTGTTCCAAGTCTCCTTGATGCGCTCTGCTGTGTCCTTCTTGATTTCACCCGGTGCCGTGATGACACCAGACGGGCGAGCTCCGTTGCCGAAGAAGGCTGTGGAGTTGGTCTGCATGTTGAGGCCCTGCGTTGCTGCCAGGCCGCAAGCGTAGATGGGAGACAGGCCCACAAGGGGGTGATGCAGGGTATTCATCCGGTCGTGGATGATTTCCGAGGCGGGAACCGTGACGCTAGCCATGGTGAGCCCGCTCAAGAAGTCCTGCTTCAGCTCGTAGAAGACTTCACCCTCATCCGACACCAACACTCGGACCCGCATCGGGTCGAGCAGGTACAGGCCAATCACGTTGCCGCGACCATCCCGATGCTTGAGGATGTAGACGTTCCCGTGCGCCAGCTTCGAGATAACCCAGTGTTGGAAGAACTGGATGCTGTTCTGGAACGGGTTGGGCCGACGGAGCAGAGGCAGCAGCGGGTGTTTGCGCTGCACATTGGTCACCCCGTCAGGGCTTTCCTTGACCACATTGACGCGGAGCTTGGAAATGTCGTTGGCGATCAGAGTCATGCAGGAGTGGACGGTGCTGTAAGCCAAGACGGAGTCAAGCTTCACTTCCACATTCTGCTGCCAGGCGCCAGAGAAAGACTCGAGCACAGAGTACCACCGGTCCCGGCGATCTGGCGGGGACAGGGCCTTCTCGCTCCGTCGACTGATGGTGAGCCCGAAGATCCTCATTTACTTCGCCTTCGCTGCTTTGATTTCCTTCCGGAGGCGCTTCATCCCCCAGGTCTCGTCGGCTTCGATGCCCAAGGACTGAGCCTCTGCCACAAGGGCCGCCTTCGGGTCCTTGGTCGAGTCGTCGTCGTTGGCGTCGTCGCTGTCGTCGTCGGCGCCCGATTGAACCGGTTGCTGCACGGGCTGGGACGCCTGTTTGGCCGGGGTTGCCGGTTTTTCCGGGGTACCCTCCACAATACGAGCGTGGCCCAGTGCTACGAGCACCTTTGCGTCGTTCACGGTTGCCTGGAATAGGTCGTCAGCCGTCAGACGACGGGTGCCGTAGGTAAAGCGCCGGTTGGCGATCATCTGCTTCTTCATGGCTCATCCCTCTATGAGAAGACGGGGCCCGTAAGCCCCGCCTGTTTGGTTTAGCCGTGATCTAGGATCAGGGCGCTTCGGGGAGACCCCAGGTGACCGTCTCGATGAGCGCGACGGCCGAAGCACGGCGGCGAGCCCAGTTGATGGTCCGTTCCGCCCGGAAGGCGACCGAGTTGGTCTGGAACATCGAGACCAGCGAGGCAGCCACAGGGGTCGAAGCGATGGAGTCACCCGTGGGGTTGTCCATCATTTCCAGCGAGGCCTCGGTGGACAGGTCGACCGCGATGTCACCATCATCAGCGAACCAGATGTCCTGGGCGTTGACCAGGGCCACATAGTCGGTGATGTGCTCGGAGGTGATGACCGGCAGGCCTTCGAAGATGCCGCCGTTCATCGTGATATCCGGGAACTCGCGCTGGCCGAGCGTGTTGCGCATCAGCGACAGCGCCAGGGCGGTGCCCATGGACATCAGCCAGACACCCGAGGAGAGCGGGTTGTTGGCAGCGATGAACGTGGTCATGGCCGCACGGACATCTTCACGGACCGCGGCGCCGTCGTTGCCCGAAGCCGTGATGGCCGTCAGGCCGTCGGTGATCGAGGCAGGGCGGACACCAGCGGAGCCGGCGTTGGTCGGGTCGATGAACGAGGTATCCATCCGCACAACCAGGGCACGAGCCAGGTCGTCACGGATCAGGATCTCGGCCGAGGGCGAGCTGTCGCGCAGAGCTTCCATCGTCGCAACCGCGATGTTGGCAACCTTGAGCGGGGCGAGCTCGGTGCGACCAGCGGTCATGCGGGTCAGCGGCTTCGCCTTGCCTTCACCAACCCAGTAACCCGTGCCGCCACCGGTCTGCGTGATCAGCGGCACGCGGAACGGGATCTGACGCAGGGCCGGGATACCGCCCTGGCCAAAGCGGCCGAGGATGGTCATGGGGCGCAGGAACTCGACGAAGTCAGCCCAGCCGCCCTCGTTGCCGATCAGCGCATCGGTGTTGCCGGTCGACGTACCGACCACAGCCGCCTTGATGATGCCGATCATGTCCGGGTCACGCTGCGAATACAGCTCCTGGGCAACCGACATCACGTCGCGGTGCGTCTTGTGCGCCAGACCCAGCGCCTTGGCGAAGCGAGCGAGGCGGATACCCGGCGCCGGCTTGGCCATCTTGGCGACGGCGTGGACCGGAGCGCCGCGAGCAGCCGAGCCTTCCTCGGTCGTGGTGACAGCGCCCACAGGGGTTGCGCTCTCGGCCTGCGACTTCTGAAGGTTCTTCAGACGCTTCACGTGCTCGTCGATCTGAGCAACTTCCTGCTCGAGGGTGTCATATTCCTCGGCAGCAGCGGCATCGAGGGTCGAGCCTTCCGACTCTTCCATCAGCTCAAGCATGCGAGCGGATTTCTCTGCCCGCGTATCGCGGAAGGCGGCAATCTGCTCCGCCAGCGTTTTCTTCTTCATGGTGGTAACCCCTTTCTTGGGTTGACTGGTTTTGACGCCTGGCGCGGCGGGTTGCACCTTCGACTCCACCTTCTTGCGGCCTGACGCGGCCAGAAGCTTGGTGTCGATGGATTTGATTGTCGAGATGGTCGCCTCTGCGTTGGCAGGGATGGTGACCAGCGACAGTTCGAGCCATTCCCAGGCACTGAAGCGGATCCCGCCAGTGTCGAGGAAGGAGTATTCGAGCGGGCTGAACCCGATGCTGACGCCGCGAACGAGGCCAGCCTTGACTGACTGCCAGGCCTCCTCGATGCGGTCCTTCAGCGGACCCGCCTCAACCACCTGTGCCAGACGGGCACGGAAGGGAATGCCTTCCTCCGTCGGCTCAGCAAACTCCACAAAACCCACAGGCTTGGAGTGGTCATGCTGCCAGAGCAGGGGCATGGGCAGGGTAAACTTGGCACCGGAGGGCTCGACGATGTCGCCCATGCGGTCAGGTGTGGGGGTCGAGGCGATACCCTCGATGACGCGCTCGTCTCCGTCGGCGGAGGCCTTCACGGTCAAGATGCTGTAGGCTCTCTTCATCTGGTGTCTCCTAGAATACCAGAACCTGGTACTCAGGTTCGCGTTTGTCTTCTTCAGCAAAAGAACCGGCTACACCCATTGCCATGGTGAGTGCAACCATTCCATCGATCCTGCCATGGCTCTTTACCTTCGACAGTTTCCGGTTTCCAGCTGGATCCTTGTGTACCGTCGAATTGATTGCGCACATCTCCAGGACTGGGTGCCCGTCGTGTGCGATCTGCTCGTTCAAGATGGCAGACTCCAAAGTCCTGAGCGCTGGGCTCATGCTCTGGAAGCCTTGGCCGAAAGGCACGAAGATTGCGTTGTCACCCTCGAGCTGAGCCTCTTCGAAGCCCACCCGATACAACCAGGGCAGCAAATGACGGTAGTTCCACCGGTCAAATGCTATCTTGCGTATGTCGAGATGCATGTGCAGCTCGTACAGGTGCTCGGCGATGAACTCGTACTCCACAGTCGGGCCCGGCGTCTTGATCAGGTGACCCTGGCTTTCCCACACGTCGTATGGGACGCGGTCCTGCATCGACTTCTCGTGCAAGCTGTTACCCGGCAACCAGAAGGTCGGACGTACCTGCCAGACCCGATTTACTGGGGCAATCAGCACCAAAGACGTCAAATCGTTTACTTCAGACAGGTCGAGCCCACCAAACACAGGCAGCCCAACGAAGTCGTCACGCACAGGCTTGGCGCAGGCCTGCCAGGCGAGTCGACTCACGAACGGCGAGTTCCGATCCACCCGACGATTGAGTACCAGGTTCTCGTACTCTGCCTGGCGAGCAGGCATCCTTCGAGCGTCCTCTGCCATCGCGAGGACTTCTTTCTGGTTCATAAACACGTCGAATGCAGGATTGGCCTGCCGGATTGCCTTCTCCGAGAACGGATCCAGCTGAGTGTCTGCTGTGTTGAGCCGAAGCACGGTGCGCGGGTCAGCGCCGGTTGCCGCGTCGTCAATCAGCACAGAAAGCAGGTCGCCATCGGTCGGCGCCTGCGTCGAGATGATGATAGACAGCGGCTCGTCTTGAGCAGCCGTCGCAGTCTCCAGTGCTTCGTAAAGCATGGATCTTGGGCCCTTTACCTGCCCAAGTTCGTCGTGGATAACGAGGACAGGCGACAAACCATAGGCCGTCGTCGCCTCGGCGGATAGAGCGCGGTACAGAGAGCCGAGCTCTGCACAGAAGAGTTGCTTGGCGCTGTCTCGGACCGTGATGACGTTCGCCAGCTCGGGAGACATCCGGATCATCTTTGCTGCCAACGAAAACAGGATTGCGGCCTGTTCTCGAGACTGAGCAGCGGAATAGAGCTGCGAGTTGGGCTTGGCTTCCGGTCCGCACAGGTGAAGTGCCACGATCATGGCGCTCTCAGTGGTCTTCGCGTTTTTCCGGCCTCGACTGAGGATTGCGCGCCGGGTCGTGTGCGGGTTGTCGTAGATGGCGCGGAAGTCTTCCCGCATAAACTCTGCCATCTTTAACGGCTGCCCAACGAACTTCCCTTCCGGGATACGCAGGTATTTCTCGCACCAGGCGATGTTTCGCTCAGCACGAGTCATCTGCACAGGAGCAGGGTCAGGATTGCGTCTCACTCTTCCCATGGTCTGCTCGACGAGTCTCTGTGCTTCTTGCTGGTCCGGGCGGACTTGTCCGTGTAGGTCGACTGGTGCGTGATGCGAAGCTTGGTGCCGGTCTGCACAATGGCACGAGTTTGAGCTTCTTTCATCTTCATCAGCGTCTTGTAACGGTCAAAGCATTCTTCGTTGGTCATGGCCTTGCGACGGACCCGCTCGATCATCAGCTGGAGCGCGTCGCTCTCTGCGACGTGTTCACAGTGGATCTGGAGGATTGCCAGCGTCTCGTCGGTAAACCAGTCGCTTGGCATGGCGTTTGTGATCTTACGCCACTCGTCAGCAGCCCTATCGTTCAATATGGCTGGCGGTTCCGGGCGCTGCCCGAGTTTGATGGTACCGTTGGCAATCCCTGCCTCGATCATCATCAACTCTGTTGCGCTCTTTGGTCCTCGCTTGCCCATTCTTCCTTCTCATCTCGACAAAATATAGGAAACAAAAAAGTTAGGACCCAGCCACCG